GTCGTTGTTGGTTTGATTTATGGCTCTTCATGGCTATTTTTCAAGTTTCTCCTCGCTGTAGCTCACCCTGTGGTTGCTACTCCGCTAATTTGTGTAGCAACGTTGTTCGTTGTTCTCGAGTTTAGTGAGATGGCTAACGCCGTGCTTGGGGATACAACCTTCGGACGTGACTATGATTCACTTAGACACGATGAAGTGGTAGCACTAATTACAATGTTTGTGCTGTCCTTCAGGTGTATTCGACTTGTGGCTTTCATAGTTTCTCTAGCAGGTATCTCTAATGGCCGCAAGGCAATTAAACACCAACTAGAGTGTGTCAAAATATGGGCCAAGACGGTTAAAATTAAGAAAACTTCAAACATTCTTGAATCCGCTGGCCTGTTCTTTTATGAACATGACGTCCACATGAAGATCGTAACACCAAAAGGTGATGATTTTACAATACGCTTACCAATTGAGCAACTTAAATCTCGCCTTATCACGAGCATAATGGCACATGGTCCTGACGGCCATGGCAGTTTCCAAGAGAGCAAGATGCCCCACTCTGAATTTTCGAAGTGTGGCAAGTGGCCAACTGGAATTGCCATATTACACTCTACCAAGGGTGTCCCCCTGCGAGAGCTGGGTGGCTGTGCTATTGCTTTTCGAGCTAGGATCAAAGCTGATCAATCTTATGATGTACTTGTCACAACTTTACATCATTATGAGCAGCTACCTTACAAGTTCCAAGTCCGAGTTGGAGATTATGATGTCCCAGTAACAAAGGATTGCTTTGTGCAATCGGTCCGACTAAACCCTAAAACTGACGTAGTGTTTTTGAGTCCAAAGACAGCTTCTTTATGGAGCCTATTAAAACTCAAGGCTCTTCGTTTGGGTTCGGGTTATACAGGTCAGGGAATCACAGTCTACACTCCAAAAGGTAACGGAATTAGTAAGGCCAGAGGCATCGCGCAAATGATGTCTGGGGTAGGGCTCTTTGAGTTTTACCATTCGGCTTCAACTTACGTTGGAGCATCTGGTAGTCCAATCTTAGACTCAAGAAACCGCGTGATTGGTGTTCACCTAGGTGCGACCCGTGATAACAAGCACAATAGAGGATTCCTTTTGGAAGCCTTTGTTGATGTGAAAGACATTGGGTCGTACTTCTCAAGGGTTTTCGAATCCCGCGGAGTCCAGTCTAAGATGTTGCACCGTCTCGAAAGAGATTGGGAGCGATCAGAACGAGAAGAAGATCTCCGCGATGAGATTATTGCATATACGAAGGGAAGATATTTGTCTTATCTTTTGGGGGAATCCAACTTTGATGAAGAGGAAGAACAAAAATTTCAAAGTTTTTGTAAAGTTCACAAAATCGGTTGGTTCCAACATGATAATGATGATGATTCCGACTGGGAAGATAAGTATTTCGGTGAAGATGATGAGGGTAACACCCGTCGTTACGAAGCACGTTCCGCAGTCACTGAAAGTAGGGGCTCACCTGAAGAGGAATCTTCTAATCCATCCCCTGCTTCGACACCAGCTGTTCCAGCTGGTGATTCTGTGGCTAGTAGTTCAAGTACAAGTTCTAACAGACCAACTGAGAGTACTGAGGTGAAATATCCTCTAACTCCGACTGAGTCGGCTCAAGTACTACCTAGCCTGGCGCCTCGATCCACCGTCGTTGAAAGCAGCAGTCCAAGTACGGAGAGTGTAGTCCCTGGACTTACACCACCTCCAACTGTTTCGCAATCAACCATAAATACCGCCCCAGACCCCCGTGTAGAGGACATAGTTGAGATGTTCCAGATGCTTAAAGCAGAAGTCAAATTGTTAGCATCAAAATCTCCCATGCCCCAACCGCAAGAAAGTAAACCCCAAGATTTTCGGCCATTGCAAGTCCGCGAGCGCTTGCAGCAACCGAAAGTCTCGGCCAATACACCTGGACCCAAGAAGGTATGGGTGAACCTATCGAGGGACTCAATTTTGAGGGAACCACGAAGGTCACCTACAACCAGAGCAACCAACGAAAGGAGAGACACACCACCCTCGCTGCCAAGCAGGCCTACGAGCCCCTCAGGGAGTGGAAGTGGGTCTCCCGAAACGAAAAAGGCGTTATCGCCTCTCTGGAGTACCAAGCAAGAAGGCGAGTTCCTGGTTCTGTCCCAGCGACTCGGGTACTTGCGCAGCTTACGAAAGAAGCACTTCAAGCGTACCCGCACGCCCCCGTCCCAGAATGGGTGTCCCACGTATATGACGTCAAGTACATGTACAAGGTCATCCTAAGAGTATTAGTCGAACAAGTCAACAAGAGATCCGGCCCTGGTGTTCCCTACCATAAAAGTGGGTATCCCCAGAATGGCCCTCTGATTGAGAATGAGTTTCCTTGGCTCACCGAGTGCGTTTACGAGCGTATTATGCTATTGTTAAAATCTAGCAACTCCTCGTTGAATGCCCGTGAGTTAGTGCAGCAACACTATTGTGACCCAGTGCGCTTATTTGTTAAAGATGAGCCACACAATCGTAAGAAACGCCAACAAGGGAGGTGCCGTCTCATCATGAGTGTATCCTTAGTTGACCAGGTCATAGAGCGAATGCTCTTTGGCAACCAAAACAAAATGGAAATCGCTAATTATCCATTGATACCATCAAAACCCGGTTTTGGATTGAGCGATGAAGTTAAGAAGCAGGAAATCTTTCGAGATGTCTCACGTCAGTGTAGTGGTGATTTCACCACAGCTGCCGAGGCTGATATTTCGGGATTTGACTGGAGCGTCAAAGAGTGGGAACTCATGCTAGACGCAAAATTCCGTGTTTTGGCAGCCGGCCAAAAATTTACAGATGATTTCGGCAAGTTAGTTTTGAACAGAGTTCATTGCCTAGCCCACGCCATCCTTACTACCTATGAAGGAAAAATGTATTCGTGTGTGATACCTGGTATTCAATTATCAGGTTCTTATAACACTAGTTCTACAAACTCCCGCATTAGGTGGTTCATAGCGAGATGTGTAGGTGCTAAGTGGGCAATAACAATGGGAGATGACGCCATTGAACAATGGGTAAGTGACGCTAAGGCAAAGTATGCCGCCTTAGGTCACCCACTCAAAAATTACGACAGGTGTCAATCCGATGCTAGAGCCGCTGGCTTTGAATTTTGTTCCACAAAATTTACTCCAACCAAGTGCTATCCTGCTGATGGAACAAAGTCCCTTTACCGTTTAATAGAAAAAGATCTATTTATTGAAGGGCCTATGTACCTCACGCAGTTCTTTCAGCAAATGGCTGGTGACCCCTGTATGCACAGGTATATAGGGGTTATTGCCGATGTTCTTCTGAGTTCGCATAATGAGTGGTTTAGAAAGGAAGAGAATTCCCCCGCGCAAAAGAGCGCGACGACGACGAAACCGCCCAAACACCACAACGACACGTCCGTTGGCCTTTGTAACGAAGACCAAACACTCCCAACCCAAAATTCGGGGTGCCAACGGCGTGTCAACAATTGTTCATAGCGAGCTTATTCGGGAACTCCCCAGTACCACAGATTTTGAAGTAGTAGAAATACTGCTCAATCCTGGTATTGAGACTACGTTCCCGTGGCTCGCTACTCAGGCTGGTTCCTGGGAGTTTTACAGGTTCAAACGACTCCAAATTTCTTATGAACCTCTCCTAGCCACCACCCATGATGGCCTTATGGCCATGGCAATTGAATATTCGGTGGGCTCAACCCCACCACCCGACCTCAAGACCCTTATGGCTTACCAAGGCGCCTGTTCCGCCCCCGTTTGGCAGAAATGTAAAATGAACCTAGATGTCAAATCCGGTTTCCCGAACGGGGGTTTTAAATATGTGCGCCACAATATCGATCCTGATGACCCCAAACTTTATGATTGCGGCGCTCTCATGATTGCTATTCGCAAGCCCGAAGCCTCCACCTCAGCAGCACTTTTGCGCGTTGACTACACCGTCGAATTCAAGACTCCTCAAGTCGAAAAGCCCCTGGCTTTGGCCGATGGTATTTTGTCAGCCGTACGAGATTCCGACACCAAGATACTTGATTACACAACCATCAACGCTGCTAGTGGTGAAGGCTACGTCCATTTGCCCCTATTTGTCGATCAAAATACTCTCGGCGTTACCGTCGAGACTTTTGCCGATGGTGGCAAAGGATACGTGCTCCAGCCAGGCACTTATTATGTCAATTGTTCAGCTAACATCCGAACCGACATAGCAGAAGCCGTACCCTCAGACGCCATGTACACCCTCAAGTTAGGAGTGTCAGCGCCTGAGGCAGCTGCATTCACGTATCCAGATGAACTTACCAAGACTCTATTAGCCTCATTCACCAACGGTGATAGCGAGTGGCTATCGTTTGTTGCCCAAGGTTTACTTTACGTAGACCAAGTGCGCACGGCGGCAGCCACTTTGCTTTACGCTGTTGATAGTGCTTTGAGTAGTGGTACAGTTAATCTTCTTATTGGCAGTGGCATTGTTATTCGCTATTTAGGCCGAGGAAGGGAGAATGTGCGCTTACCCGCACCTTAATTTAAATCCAGGGTGATGATAAACCTGGTCATAGAGCTAAACTATGATTTAAAGATTGAATTTACGTAAGGTGGCGTTAACCCCGTGTCGAAAGCACGAAACAAACTGTTCTACTGTCGAGTAGTTAATCACGAAACGAGGAGCGATACCTAAATCGACAACGGGAGCTACTAGGAATTA